AGGAGATACCACTAAAACTAATATTATGAGTGGCACTGTAATTGATTCTGGTATATATAGAACTCATGAAATTGACGGTGAGTTTATATATTGGATACAGAACCATACTGAAGTTCCTTGCACGTTAAAAGGTTCTAATATTATTGGTAAAATGTAATTAAACTTCAGGCTCTGGAGCAGGAGCTTCAGCTGCTACAGGTTCAGGAGCTCCTAAATCAGCAGGTCCCCCTCCGAAGTCGGGTGGTGTTTCAGGACTAATACCACCAGCACCAGCATCAGGTAAACCAGCACCAGCATCTTCTCCACCTGCAGGTTGCATTTGATCTCTCCAATTAGGTCCACCTGAACCAATTTGTTGTAATTCCCATTGTAATTCAGCATCCTTACGTAAAAACTCTCTATTAGCTTTTATATCAACATCATTCCAACCAAGGTATCTTTTTTGTGCATAAGTAGCAGCCACAAATTCATTAGAAGCTAAACTATTAAAGTTAGTAGCTTTAAGTTCTAATTTTTGACTTTCTCTTAATTCATAGAAATTGGTAGGTACATTAAACTCTAAATGAATATTAGTAGGTTTAAGATCATAATTATCATATAAACCTTTTAATTTAAGATGGGTTATAAAGCCATTTTTTAAACCTGAAGCAAATTGTTGCTGTAAACGGATAATAAATTTTGCAAATTTAAGTTCTTCTCTTAAAATATTTTCACCATCAGCAAATTGACTCTCAGGATTTAATCTATTAAGAGGCACTTTTAATGCTTTATATAATTTATTAACAAAATACATTAAGTCAGCCAACTCACCTAAGTTAGCACCTCCTTGTAACTGAGTTACTGATGTACCCTCTGAACCTGCTCTTTTAGCAAACCAGAATGAATCTAGCATTGATTGGGGATTTAATTTTTGTACTTGACCAGATTGATTGACATCAAATGTCTTTTTACTCCAATACTCTTGAATTAATTTTCTTAAATATGCTTCAGCTTTAGGTGGAGCCATATTACCAACATCAACATTAAAAACTAAACGTTCAGGGGCACGAACTAGTCTATATATTACTATAGCATCTTCTACTAACGATAACTGACGATATGCTCTTCTTGCATTTTCTATAAACGGTAATCTAAAAGTTTTATCTTGATTCCATATACCTGAGTTAATGTAAGATACTTGATTTTCATCCATAGGAATGAAATCAAACTTTTCTATCTTTTCAGGCTTATTAGGATCAAATATAGGCTTGCGTAAAATATAACCTTTTATAATCATATTTTGAATATTATCATAAATTGGGTCTATTAAATCACTTGGTAATAAAACTGCACCTAATATACCATCATCGGTATATCCTTGATGAATAATATGCTCAAAATATATCTCACCTTCAATTAATAGTTGCCTAAAATATTCAAAACCTTTCTTTTCTAAATTAAAATAGTCAATATATTTTTCAAACTCATCTTTTACAGTTTGCTGTTTTTCTTCATCAAGATCAGTATTTCTAAAAGTTAAATTAACTATATCACCATCTTCGCTTCTATTAACACATTCATCACATATTTCATCTAATGCATCACTTATTTCAGAGAAAGCTGCCATAATGCGATAATCTCTCATTCTACCGCTTTTATTTTCTTCTACATTAGCATATACTAAACTATTATAATTACCATCAACACTTATTTGACCAGCACCAGTATTATTAAAATCATTATTATAAAAGATAGAGTTTTTAGCTAAAGCTTCAACCCTTCTCATACCTGTATCTTCAAAAGTATTATATTTAGGATTTAAATCTCCTAAAACTTTATTAAAGTCTACAGACTGATATGGTAATTTATTTACTAGATTTTTTAAAAAACCAGATTGCTTTTTTATTTGTTGATCAGCCATTATTAATATTTAATTTATTTTAAGAGAAAGTAAAGGTTAATAAAGTGTTATTACTACTTAGAGTTTGTGCTTCTAAAGTATCAGTAGTCAAATCATAACCAGCTGAATTAGAAAGAACAAAAGTAAAATCTGCAGTTAAAGGTTCAGTAGAAGATAACAATGGTAAATTAAACGATAATACATTATCACCAAAAACATTATAAGATGATAATTCATATCCAGAAAAATTAACGTTGTTGGTAAACCCTGTAAAATGCTGTAAGTGATCATTTATATAAATATCATCTGCAGATAATTTATCAAATTTATTACTACTTAAATATAAATTTTCTAAATTATTAAAACTATAACCATTTACAATTACATTACCTGTGGTGCCTTGAGTTAGAGTTAAGTTATCATACAATCTAACGTTATTATAAAATATATCAGTAACCGTTGGGCTACCTGATATACTTACCGTCTCCATATCATTTACTAAACCTGTAGATAAAGGATATGTATAATTAACTCCTGATAATGATTCGTAATTATCATAATTTTCTAATTCAGTTTTATTATGAAAATTGCTATCTATAAAGAATATATTACCATCCGGGTTATCAGTATCCTTAAATAACCAACCTTTAATTGTAAATGAAGTATCAGCAGTTACTCTAGCTTTTTGATTAGAAGCTAGTGTAGTAGGGTATTGCATACTTACATCCCCTGCCCATAAAACTTCACTTCTAATTTCTTGATCAACACTTAGGTTAAAAGCTTCTGGAACCTTCCATGAGATAATTATATAAGGATTACAAAATGGAACGAAGTTACTTAAAATTTGATCCATATCAGTTTGATATCTAGTTAACACCGATACTGATAATGTAATATTAATTGGTACTGGAGCTTTTATTCGTCTAGATACTTTTTCATTACCAACTTCACCCTGATAATAAAAACCATCAAGTTTATTAAAAACTCTACTTTGATCTCTACTTATACCAGTAACATTAACTGATACTACTGGTAGAGTCAATGTTTTATTTTCATTTACTAAATCTTGTAAAACTCTTTGCTTAGGTGCATAGATATAACGAGCCTTTATTCTATCTTGTTCTTCCCTATCTCTATTAAATCGACCAATAACTATTTCGTCAAACGCAGCAACAAACTGCGTTAACATATCTTTTATTTCGAAATAAAAAGGCCTAGCTCTCACTTAATTATTTATCCCAAGGAAACACTAACCAGCGAGAAGTATGCAAAATATTACCAGAAATAGTATTTTTAAAAAATTCAGTTCCTTCTCTCTGAACTAAACTAACATATAATACGTTAGTGTCATCTATATCATATTCAGAAAGAAGAATAGATTTTACTGCAGTAAACGTACGACCACTATCATTTATATCATCAATAACTAATATTTTTGAATCTTTACTTATTTTATTAGGTTTTTGATAAACTATAGTCTCTTTATATTTACCTTGATCTTCTCTAGTGCTTATACCTAAATTATGAAGATTAAGTATACCTAATTTATAACTTAGAGTAGCTGCAGGTATTAAACCTCCTCTACCTAAAGCAATAATAGTATCATATTTAGTAGATTTTCTTTTTAATTCATCACTTAAACAGTCAAGTAAAAAGTCTACATTATCCCAGGTAAGTTCTAATACATCAGCCACATATTAATTATAATATATATTTTATGATAATCAAGATATTTGTTCTATAATAGATGTATATAAATCTATTTTACTTTTAAGCACCGAACCTGTTACATTTTTATCAATAAGATCATGAATATCATTCTTTAATCTGTTTAACATACCAAGAGCTTGTTCACTATCTATAACTCCATAACCTTTAATTGACATTTCTTCATCACCACTTATACCATTTGGTACTACTGGAGCACCTTTAACTTTAGCAGCATGAACAGTTGGTAACCCATATCGATTATAAGATTGACTTCCAGGTGCGTCTTTTGGTCTATACTTAAGATTTTTTTGAGGGTCTCTTTGTTGCATCGAAGCAATTGCCGATTGATTTAAATTATTTTCATAAAGATTAAAAATTTTTGATTGATCACTCATTATTATTATTTAATATAAGAAAATTTAATAAATATATTAAATGGAAAAGCCTATTACTTTCTTTCGCTCCATATTGGAAAATATTAATTTTGCTTCTTTTTTCTTAGCGGCAGTTGGTGCTTTAGCTGCTTTATGGTTAAATAGTAATTATGTTTCACAAGAAGTGTATGAGAAGGATCAACAAATAATTTTTTTAAGACTTGAAAGTTTAGAAACTGAAGCACAGGCCTTACGATTTATGGCCCAATCAAATCAAACAGAAATTAGAGAGTTACTTCCATTAGTAGAAAAAATAGAAACATTAGTTAGTAATTTCATAACACCTAACGGTGAAGTTATTATTACTGAGAGTATGAAAGAAATGGAAGTAGATATTGCTGAAATAAAGAAAGATATCGAGTATATGAAAGCTCGATTATGGCCAACAGATTAAGAATATAATTCTAAGTAGATTTTTGTATATTTGTCTTCAAACTCTCTGGCTTGTATCTCCATAGGATTTTTATAATATTTATTAGTACAATTTGCTGCATCTTTATCTGTATAGTTTAATTTAGACTCTTTAACTTTATCTAAATTATCTTGAGCAAAATGACAAAGCTCATGAAAATAGGAACTAAGATACCATTCTCTTTTTTTAGCTAAGGAACGTTTAGGGGTTTTATTTCCTATTTCTATCTCATCACACCCAAAGTAATAACCAGAGGTATCACAATCTATAGTTCTAATTTCCAGATCATAGTTCCATATCTTTCTAGTTGCTTTATACTCGTTCAATATAAAATTAGTAAACCGTTCCAGTTCCTTAACCTTTACATTTACAGACTTATATAACTTTCTTGCTTTCGTATTAAACTTACAATTAACTATAATCACAATAATATTATATCACAGTTCCCATAAAGAACCCGATCTTCTGGAAGATCGGGTTAAATTATATATTAAAGTTTTTCAATTAAGGAACTAATTAACTTACCTTTCGTTCCTATTACTGAGGTATCAATACCATAATCATTAGCTAATGATAATAATTTAGCATTATCTAAACTTCCTAATTCAGTAAGATCATCCGATAAGGAACTCTCTACTATAGGTTCCGGAGTTTCATCAGCAGGAATACTATCGATGTGTTCCTGTAACTGGGTTACCATTTTAGACTTTAATAAGCGCCTATCAAGCTCTATACCGTATTCACGACCCAGTGCTTCAAGCTCATCTTTACTTAATTTGCTTACGTCTGACATTATTAGTATCCTAGAAGTTTCTTTCTTATAAATTCAGGACCAACAATTGTATTTTCTTCACTACTTAATGATGGAAATACAATTGGCCCAGCTGTAGCTGATTGCGATGCTGCTGGATCACCTAAAGTATATTTAACTGATGTATTTGATCCAACCTTTTCATGCTCTGCAGTTGAGGTCTTGACAAACACTTCCACTCCAGAAAAATTAGTCATAATCGTTGTATTACCTGCAAAAGTATAACTATGGGTGGTGGGTCTAAAATGATGCTTATGTTTGTGTTTGATTTCTGTAGGGTCTGGTGTCTTAAGTGTGTAAGTAAATAGCTTACCTAAACCGTGATGTGATTTAGAAGTCACTACATCATCTGAGTTAAACAATACTTGAACGATAGGTTGTTTGTTAACCGATCCTAATTTATCGACGAATAATAAAACATCTTCATTATTACTATTCTTACCCTTAGCTGATAGTTCAAACACTGCTGTATTGCCTGGTTCAATATTAAATCTATCTGCTGCAGCAAAGGTAGCAGGATTTAAATTAGTTAACTTTCTGAAACCACTACCTTCGCCGATTGGAGGGTGGGACATAACGTCTGCCGACAAAACTGTTGTATTTAAAAATGTAGCCATGTAATTATTTAATCAATTAGAGTTTAAATTTAAAAGTTTAGCTACCTATTCCTTAATAGTCTTAACTCCAGAACGGCTAGCTGTTCTGTGGTCAACGACTTAATATGATCTTTTAGCTGTTCAATCATATCGGTTTTAGTAAGACTACTATCTAACTCCTTAACATAGTCGCTACCATACTCAACAATTTTTTCTTTTGATAACCAAGAATATTCATCCATACTATTATTTATACAATCGCGCAAATTTCCCCACCACAAACAAAGCGCGGATTTGTCGCAGATGGTCTTAAATGTATCCTAATAATCTAAGTCTTTGTAACTCAGGGTAATTTGCACTATTCTGAAAATTTTGTGTTATAGTTAAACTGGATATAAATCCGCTATTATTACCGTTAAAAGCATCATATTCTAAAAGAA